ACCGTCGACGCCCTGACACCTGTACCTGACTACACCACTAAAGCCTATATCCTTAGCTCACCGTCCGAGTTGCTTAGCGAACATGCGGTGATACACCGTGCGTCGTATTCGGGCAACTACATTCCTTCATTGGAGTGGAAGGTTCCAGGATTAAGCCTAAAATGGCTAAACCTTGGGGCAGCCTTTTTACAACGCTCGCTAAGTTTTCTTTAACCAGCACTTAGGAACAATCTAATGTTTGCTCCTGCTTCTCCGGTTACCGGCGCACCTATCACCGGCTTCACGTCGCCTACCTATACGCTCGCGACCGATTCGGCCCCGGACGTAAATGGTAAAGCCTACGCTGTAACCGCTCTAGGCGGTACGCAGGCTGGGGTGGTCGTGTCCTCGGCGTCCGTTCCTTTCACTCTGCTGTTTACGCGTCCGAAAACCAATCGGACGCTTCCAGCACTTGGATTGAATGGCCGCCTTCCCTCAGCGCCGAGAAACGAGTTTACGCTGTCGGTCCGTAAGGGGGTTGTCCCCCTTGCTGGCCAACCGGCGCAACCTTGTGTTCTCAAACTGGTTATTCCAGTTCCGGCGGGCGCGGACGTAGCTGATAAGGCTAATGTCCTCGCTGCTCTCTCGCTTCTTGCGGGAGTCCTGTGGGAGCAATCTAATGAAATCGGTGATTCGATCATTGCGGGTTCTTTGTAACCGCAATGGCCTTCCTTGCGTCTATCTGACGCTCGGTCTCGCGATAGGTATCGACCTACACGGGTTCACCGACTTCGTATTTACGTTCCTTAAGGAACTTCAATACTTCATTAGATAGAGGAAAACGATCATGGCTTTAAGCCCGACCGTTCTTTACTCAGCTTTCGCTGATGACCTCGAGGATAATGGTCTGTCCGACATGAGTCAACTGGCGCGGTGTTTTGCCGCGTTAGTAACTCCTGAAGGCTTTCCAGTCGGTACTAAGGCACGCGAGTTCATAGAACGCGAGTGCTGTATCGACTCCTCCGACGTTACTGTCACTGAAGCTGCTGTGCGATTCCAGCTTAAAGGTATGTACTGGAAGTACTTAAGTACAACCGATACAAACCCGACGCTTGACGCTGTAGCTTTTGACAAGTTCGATCGCGTGAATAAACGCCTCGGACTCTGGCAGTATTCGCCTAATACGTCTGGCGATGAGGAACTTATGGGATCTTTTAAAGAGATCCTGTGGAACTTCTGGAATCCGCAAGGATACCCCCTGGTTTCGGGAGGCTATGATCTTTTCGATCATGGCTCAACCGGCCCAGGAGTCGCCGTAGGTGCTCGGGGTGAGGACTTCTATACAAAGATGTTCTCTTCCCCGTTAACCTATACGTCAGAGGCCCTGCTCCAGGAATACCTGGAATGGACTAATGAGGAACCCACTTGGTTACGCGCGGAGTCAACTCGCGCGAAGTCCTTTGGGGATCCCCTCAGGGTCCATGGAAGTTCTCTTAAATTCGTACCGAAAGACGTACGTGAATCTCGGACCATTGCTGTTGAGCCTTCCTTGAGCATGTATGCTCAATTAGGGCTAGGAAACATCCTAGAAAAGCGTATCAGGACCTTCTTCGGTCTTGATTTGCGCACTCAACAGTTTTGGAACCGAGAGGCTGCTAGAGTTGGGTCACTTACCTTTCTATCCGAGAAGGGTAATAATAGTTCGAGGACAGGTCTTCATGATTGGAGGCCTGGACTTGCCACTATTGACCTAAAATCGGCGTCAGATTCCCTTGGGCTTCGGCTCTTGGAATGGGCGCTTCCGCCCGATTTCTACAGATTGCTCTGTAGGCTTCGGTCTCCGGTCGCCACTGTCGCTGATGGATCTAGCATCGAATTGAACATGGTTAGTACAATGGGAAATGGTTTTACATTCCCATTGGAAACCCTGATCTTTTCGAGCGTTGTTGTCGCTGCCATAAAGTCGTTTGGGGTAACACCCAACCGGCCTTATCTTATGCTCGGTAATTCCGAGCGTGGGGACATCGAGTCCGTTCCCCGGGGTAAACCCGGTGACTGGGGCGTCTTCGGTGATGACATTGTATGTCATACTGAAGTCGCTTCCCGAGTTTTGAGACTTTTATCATTACTCGGGTTCGAGGTCAATAGCGACAAGTCCTTCATTGAGGGGCACTTTCGAGAGTCGTGCGGTTGTGACTTTTACAAAGGTCATGACATTAGAGCGTTCTATGTCAAGAGCGCTTTGAATACACGCACTTCTCTGTACAAAGCCCTTAATGGCTTCCTGGAGTGGTCTTACCGCGTTGGGGTATTATTACCTAACGTAGGCGAACTACTCCTAACCGAGCTGAGAGCCCTAGAGGGGAGAGATCCTCTCTGGGTACCTATTGGCGAGGGACGGGATGCGGGGCTTCGGATTCCCTTGGCGGTTCTACAGGAACTCAACTGTAGTTCTACCGAGAGGGTCCGGAGGGATGAGAAGACACAAAGCCTGTTTTACGACAGGCTCGTGCCTCACTCAAAACAACTCCGCATTGGGGATGGCTATGTAGCTGTTCCCAGGAAGCAACGTAAGCGCATATATAACCCTCTCGGGTTATTGACTGCCTACTTACGTGGCGATGTACGTGACGGGCGTATATCAGTTAGGCAATCTGATACACGGTACCGCAAGAGGGGATGTATTACTCCCAATTGGGACTACATTCCTCCTGTTCACGACTGGGTTCGCCTGGTACGAAACAGGGTTGACATGACGAGGTTGGAGACCTCGTCAAGGGCCCTATTGCATAACCTGCTTTAGGTTCCTGGGCCGTCCGTGAGGACGG